CCGAACACCTCATATATCTTGTCTTTAAACTTTTCAAGCAGATCAAGCTGCATTCTTTTTGGCTCTGTACCGTAACTCATTGTTAGTACCCTCCTCTTCTCGTGTCATACTCAGCCACATAGCGGAACTGCGCCTCCAGCGCCTCGATATCGCCGTTGATTCTTACAATATCCTCACGCCTGTGCCCTCTTAATATCCCCAGGCGCACCGCCTTCTTCCAGCACAGCACTGACTTTATCTTGCCCTTCGTATTGATCTTGTCGTCGAGTGTCATTAACAACACCCGTCTAATAGCAGGCATCTAAGTTTCCTCCTTGTCATCGTCAGGCACCACATAACCCAACTTCTCTAGGGCTACTTTGGCGCACTCAACGAGGTCCAGCACCTTTGCTTCTCCTGGCTTTGGTTTCTTCCTCTTTGGTGTGAGGTGTAGGTAATCCTTGATGTCGGTTATCTGCATTACAATGTCAGTCCTCTCGCTCCGATAACCATTTTGTTGTCGTTCCGTTTCATCTTGCATGGCACCAATAGGTCGGTGCGCCCCAATATGTCACCTCTATATTTCGCCATCGCTGACACTATGTAGAACACATTCGGCTGCTCTGCGGGTAAATCCAAGTCAGCCAGTTTTGTTTTGAACAGCGCGACCCCTCTAACCTCTCCGATCTCTTGCTCGTGCTTGTCCACCCTGGCTACACGACCGGAGGGCGCAATGGTCAGTGATTTACCATTCTTGCGCCACAGTTTGATGGGGTGCGCTGTCATATTTATGAGTTTTACGTCCTCTCCCATTACAGAACCACCCTCCTGAACCCATTTCTAAGCCGCACTACTATCTCTTTTGTCCTGTCAGACACCGCATGTGCATCGGGTGACGCCCCCACCACGTTGCGAGCGTAGAGGTTCGCTCCCGCTGCATGGAGGTATGTCATGGCCTCGTCACAGTCGAAGTCGGTAGCCAACCAGTGCGCCGGTGTGTTCTTCCGAACGTCCTGCACATTTGGGTTGGCTGACAATCCAATCAAATGTCGCAGCACTTTCATTCGTTTCGGCTCTGGCAGCAGGCAGGCTAGATGTAACGCGGTCGTGCCCTGGCAATATCCGGTGTAACCTGTGGCGTCACTTACGTTTATGTCCACGCCCTCTACAATCAACGCGGAACTGCTGCGGAGGTAGAAGTCAAGGTCCTTTGGCTTGCACGCGAACAGCCGGACTGCGTAGATGTCAAACCATAACTCACACATCTTTGCGTATCTTTCGTACATTTTTACAATCGACCTCACTCTCTTCTCTTGCGCTGTCAGTGGGTTCGGCTGGAGGTGCTCGACGGCACCTCCAGTCAACGCCAACGCCACATTCCTGTTATCACACGACATGGCACACCACATAAGTTCCGTCACTGGTTTCGAGGATGATGCGATTGGTGCGCTCGATGTCGCGCACCATCGCTGCGAGAGTTTCATGGTCCAGGAAGTCCGGGCAATCCTTACCCTCAAACCACCAGTCCCAAAGCTGCTCCGGCGTGTACTCCGTCCAATCCTCGCCGTAGTCCCTGCTCTCGTCGAACTCTATCATGTCTTCCGCGTCGTAGTGGTCATACAGCGCCTCCAACGCTGCGTCCGTGAGCCCACCCCTCCGACAGTTGTGTCGGTGGTAGGTGAAGAAGGTCTCCTTAAACTCTTCCAGTCCAACTACTTTGTACAACATGTCTTTACCTCCTTTGGGTTTCCATCGGCATCCATGCCGGTCTCTGCTACGTAGCACTCCTCGCAATACCCCTTGCCGGTATCGGTGTCGTAAACGTAGTAATACTCCATCGTCTTGCCACACTGACACATATACAGCATCACTAAAACTCCCTTACCATGAAGATTGGGTATATGCCCCCGCCGACCAGCACAGTCATGTGCCTACTTAATTCCTCCGCTACATCCCTTGCGTCCAGCTCGCTGTAGTCAGGCTCCTCCTCTCCGTCGTCGCAGATTAGGTGTCCCCACATCTGTGACATCTGCTCCTCGTCGTATTCCACCCACTCGCGGCAGATTTCGTCCACGTCAAGCTCGTAGTCGTCATCCCTGCCGTAGAAGTAGTCAAATATCAGCTCATGCCCCTCTTTGGAAAACTGGAGGAGCTTGTCAACCTGCTGGAACTCCTTCAACCACGCCTCTATTGAAATCTCTTTGTATATCATGGCTAGAACTCCGTGTTGACCAGGAACGAACCACCCTCACACGCTATGACCTGCGTGTGGGCTTGGAGCAAACTGACGAACGTATCAACCAGGCCGTCGCGGGTGGAACCATCCTCACCCTCCCAGTCGTCATCCAGCTCGTCGAAGTTCTCATAGAGCGAGAGGTCCAGGCTCTTCTCCAGAAGGTTGCCGTACTCGTCCACCATGCTCTGGAACGTGGTGAACTCCGACCACTCCATAGCCACATCGTTGGGGTAGAACTCTATGTCCCCGCCGGTGCTGTCAGAAAGCTCGTTGTAGTAGTTGAACAGCTCCTCGCACGCCTCGTAACTGAAATGCTCGCGCAGGTCATCCCTGAATCTGTGAAGTGTTACCGTGTCTACCAGTGCCATTTTTACCCTCTCCTTAGCAAAGTATGTGCAGCAACCACCCGTTGCTGTCTAAATCAGCCAAATCAATAACCGCCGTTACGTCTTGCAGCCAGTCAAGGAACTCATAGTCCGCGTAGCACTCCTCACGCCTCTCGTAGCAATGCTTGTACATGTCATACATGTCGTTGTAGTTCTTGAACTCTATCCAGTTGTGGCACAGAAATGGGATGCTGGCGGCATCGTCGCAATTCGTGTCGTAGACGTAGTGATTGAACATCGCTTCCAACGCGGGGCGCGAGAAGCCGGAGTTCGCGTTGTCCATAATCTTAAAGAACTCCGGCTTCGTTACCTCAAGTAGCAGCATCGTTTACACCTCACTCTCCGTGATATGGTTCGACCCGTTCAGCGTTAATCCATTGCCATAGCTCGTGGCACTTGTTGTAAGTCAGGAACTGAATCTCTACATGGCCGTAAGCATCTTTGACTCGCTCCGTCCCATACACCGTCATGATGGCCTCGCCACCCTTCCACTTCACCCTAAACATCCAGCTTATCCCTCCTCAAATAGCCAATCGTGTGGCACTCGTCATCCTCCGTGAAGTACACCCGGACGTAATCCCACTGGTTCTCTGAGTACCTGCCGTCGCCCCATGAGCGGAGGAAGGTGCCGTCTGTAAGCTCCAGCACATCGTGAGAAGTAAGACAGTGCCGCGTCTTCAACGGCACCGCCCTTTTAATCTCCGACCGTGTGGCTTTTCTGTGCAGCGCCATTCCATCGCATACAAAGTGTGTCTTCATGGGCTACGCTCCGAACTCATCATCAAAGCGGTCAAGCTCTTTGCGGATGAAATCCCACAACGCTTGGCGTTCAAGCTCCGCTATCTCATCCGAACCAACAAACGACCTGTTGTACACCGACCACAGGTAGGTTGAGTAGTCCTCATGCGCTCTCAGTTGGTGAGCACCGTTGAGCAAGCTCGCAATCCGCTTGGCAAAAGTTACCTCCCCCGCCGTCCGGCCACAGAGCCAACCTTTGCCGTCGGCATCGTTGAAGAAGAACTCTCCAATGACGTCGGACACGTATACCAAGGCGTCAGTGTTCAAGATGTCATCCACGTCATAACACTCTTTCATGTACTCCTTCTCCACCGCATCCTTCAACGCCTGCCCCGATGTTACGTACTCCTTGAACTTCTCCGCTGTCATCCTACCCATTTTTACCTCCACCCTTCCTTCATAGTTCAAACAGTCCGTGCTCAATGAATGAGCTACCTCATAACAGCGCGGTGATTTCCTATCATGTTTACAGAACTCACACTTCCCTAAGAACATTGCCATCTACAGGCTCCCCTCCTCAAAACCAACCCACAGTCCATGTACACCACAAGTGGACAGCACCTTGCTCCAATCACCTCTCGACCGCCCAACGTATCTCTCCTGCTCCCATACCTCCATATCCATACCAGCCAGTTTGAGCTTGTCTACATGCCTCTCCAACAGCTCCCACACCAAACCGTGTGGGTTGTCGCCATACGCGCCGCAAGTGGCATCTTTTATAGCGATGGACCACTCAGGAAAACCGTTGGCCCCAGTCTCTTGAGAGTCCAGGGCCAACCACAGCGCCACTCTTAGATTGCTGTCCGGCTTCCGGCGCTTGTCCTTAACCATCAAGACCTCACCCTGTAACCTCCCTGTCTTTGGTTCATTGAGCGATACAGATATGCCGGTGTGCCGCTCCTCCATGATGAGCTGAATCTCGTGGCACTTGTTGATACCCTCCAGGCGAAGTTCCCGCTTCCACGCTCTCATTGGGTGGTCATCCGGTAACTCTTTGCACACTTCATCGTGCATCGTCATCAACCTCCATAGATTTTGAATCCGGCTTTTGCAAGCATCTCTTGCCAGTAATTGCCCCACGCATAACTCCCGCCTGAAGGAGACAGGTCGGTGTTCTCACCGGAGTTGGAGTAGGGGTGAACGAACGTCACACCATAGGCTGCCTCAATGTGTTTGTAAGACCTGCCGAGGACACACTCAAGGCATTGCACGTACTTGTTGTAGCCGTACCCACCAGCACAAGCGTCAGCATAGACTAACTTCGCATCCGCCGCGCTGTTGGGACCACGGTACATCTTGAGTGACATATAATGGCGCACCTTTGTGTAGTACCAGACTATTTCCACGGCTATCTTGTCGTCCTTGACGATGTAGATGACCTCGCCGTTCAGTTTCTCCTTTGTGCTCATATGCTTGCGGCCACCGGTGTGCGGGTTGCGCTCGTCGTCAGTCATTTCCGAGAGTTTCTTTGTCATATTGCTTCCCTCCTTGCAGCACTATTCTCTAAATCCGTCAAAAAATCGTCACAAATGTACTTGATGCACCGAGCGTTGAAGACGCCACCATCCGGCGTCTTCAGTCCACCAATCAGCCTGTACACCTTCTGCGTGGCGTACTTGAGAATCCTCTGCCGCCAGTCTTTGCTACACTTCAGCTCGTCGTTGTAGAACAGCGTCTTGACGATGCCATTGACCGTGTTGTACAGGTGCTCATCATTGCTCACCCACAGCGCGGTGTTCCAGGCATTCCAGCTTGGGTGTCCATTAAACGGTTTCACTGTCAGTTTCCTCCCCTCCAAACATAACTATGGCCGCTTTCTTGGCGTCCTCCTTGGTGTCATGCAACACACCGCTCGCTCTGATAAGTTCCTCACTCGGTGGGCCGTCGGCGTCCTCGGCTGGCACTACCACGACTAGCCACTTACTCCTATCCAGCCTTGGGCTGACATCCGATATAATCTTGGACCCTTCCAGGTCAGCTATCGTCCCCAACGTGGCGTAATGCACACTCTTGTCGTCGCTGACAGCACACAGCAGATGGAACCCATCGCTCTTCGCCTTGTTGCTAACCGTAAACCTCATGCAGTTGCCTCCTTTATCTCCCTGATTACTCCACCGACCACGGCCCAGTAATTGCGCTCGTAGTAATCTTTCGCCGTTTCCATGATTGCCACAGCCTTGGCCCTGTCCACTTTTGCCATATCGTTGTTGATTACGTCGTAGCAGACGCGCTCAAATGCGTCACCAGCCAGCACCGCTTCTCCAATGTCTAGCAGCTCCTTGACGCGCTGCATCTTTTTGAAATACTGATGCCCGAAAGACTTGTCGTTAATACGCTTACATGTCCAACCTGCATCGGTGCTATAAAACTTCTCATTTTCAGCCACCGCGCAGAACTCTGAGTTGGTCCAGAAAAGGTCCTCACACACCCACACCACATGTAGTACGCAGCCTATTACGTCATCGCGGTCGTACTCAAACAGTCGTGTGCCTTGATACTTAACCTGCCGCTGATGCTGCTCATACCAGTCGGCGCTATCGTTCCACGCTTGCCCTGACTGCACCCATATTGCAAACTCCCTCAATGTCATATTTACCATCACCCTCCAAACCCTAATGGTCCTTTGCAGAACACCTTCTGCACGTAATCATGTTTGAAGGTGGCCGCCTTAACGATGCTCGCCCCCTCCTCACCGGCGAGCGTCTGGATAATCTTGCGCCAGAACCGGCTGTCTGTCAGGGCGTCCTCGCGGTCTGGAAACACCCGCTCGGCCAAGCCCTCATCATCTATGAGCTGGACACGCCATCCCTCTCTAACCTTATGGCAGTTCACTTTCATAGTTATCCTCCTTCGTGTGCCTTAGCAAGAATATCGTTGGCCCTGTCGTCGTTTAGAAAATCACTTAGGCCATGATTGCTACGGAGCTGATCAAGGATGTTGTAGTTGTACCCGAACTCCGGCTCGTAGTTATCGAACCCGTAGTTGCGCCGATAGATGTACGTCAAGTACATGGAGAGCGCACGGTCAACATCAGGCCCACCAACGATTTCCTTGAGGTAGTCGTCTTTCCAGTACGGCATGAAGGAGATAAACCCGTCCCGTGACTGGTAATTCTCACGCGCCCACTCCCAGAACTGTTCGTCGCTCTCTACCACACTGGCTATCCTGTCCAGTTCCTCCTGCTCAATCTCCACGTCGAAGATGAGGCAGTCGGTATGAAAGTTATACTCGCGGGGGCTGTCCACGCGCTCCGTACCCCTGACCAGCTTAATTTTTATGTGTTCCTCATAGTCTTTGAAGAAGTCCTCAATCTCACTCATGGCGAGCTTACCCACGGTTTCTTTGTACTTGTCGCGGTCGAACTTCATACACACCGCGTTGGAGAAGTAGTCCTTCTCTTCATCCGTCAGAACTGACGAGTGCTCCACTTCATACTCCTCGTCATCGTATATGTAGCGCGTGTCGATGTGTGTTTCATACATGCTGACGCACACTACCGACATTAACTCTGTATTCAACTTAATCCTCATATTCGTCTCCTTCCTTCCACTCTTTCCAGTCCACGTCGTACAGGACCTCGTTACAATCAACGCACTCAATCGCCACATTATCTTCATATTTGTGGTTGCCATAGACGGCCACGACTATCTTGTGCCCCATGTGGGATTTGATCTGGTTGAATTTGTGGTTGATAAACATGTTCATGGAGCACTGGCGGCAGTATTGCAGACCTCCGGCACGCTCTACGAACTCGCCGTCCTTAATCTCTCTATTACAGGAGTGGCAGACCTCCATGTTCATTCGTGGCTGCATGGCGGCCTCTATCTGCTCGACGATGGGCAGGCACGTTTCGCAGAAGTAGTTATAACGCTTCTTCGTCCACCACTGGACGAGCTTTCCACAATGGGCACACTGTTTTATGTCGCACGCTTCATTGGGCACAAACGAGCCGCAGATACCGTCAGCATAGAGCCGCTGCTCGTCCCTGCACTCTATGAGGTGATTGCAGTTCTTACAGGAATACTTTTGACTCATTCCCATCTGCTCCTTCCGTCAGACCGCTCGCTATAGGAGCGTATTTTGTGGGCGTGGTACAGGTGTTTCACCACGCTAACTATTGAGCGCCCGTAACCGTCCAATACGTGGTCTGGGCAGTCAATCAGCGCTTCCTCAGCCTGCGTTACCACCGTACAGATGTCCCAGATTATTCGGTGGTATGTTTCACCCTCGAACTGCAAAGGCTTGATGTCGCTGGCGGTGTTCGGTAAGCACACCGGCGTGCCTACCCTGCCTCTATACCCTGCTGCATCGTGCAGCGAGTAGGTGGATATGGTGTCGTTCTCACCCTGCCGACCGTTGAATACAGTCAGTTCAACCTCTCTGGGCGAGAACCTGATGCGGATGTTGTCCCCGTAGATGCACCAGAACAGTAGTACCTCCTCGCCACCCACAACCGTCTTGATGGCCTCAATCATTCTGACGTCTATGTCGCTGGCGCTCTCGATAATCACCTGCTTCATTTTTACCCTCCCCTATACGTACTGTACTGTGAAGATTTCTTGATACAGTGTCTTGTACTGGTAGATGTACACGCTCAGCTCAGGGTCGCGGACCCTCTCGAAGATGAGCTTGGGCTGGAGTTCCGGGTACTTTTCCATTTCCCCTTTGATGAAAGCCATAACCTCTTTGCGCTGTTCAAACCACTTAACCTCGGTGCCGTTCTGCGTTACTCGAATCTTGCTCATACGTTTCACCCCTTACACTGTTGGCACTTCTCACAGCGACCACACTCCGCAGATTTCTTACCCCACGGGCCGTACTGCTTGTTTATCGCATCCCAGAACTCCTTCTCAGTCTGGTAATACATCATCCCGCTAATAGTGTTCGCTATTACGTCCTCGATGTACTCCCGCACCATCAGCGCTCTAACCTGATAGTGGTTACGTGACAGGAACGTGACCTTCCACTCGTCCCACCACTTAGACCCAGGCGTTACCACTGGGAAGTAGGTTTTGAAGTACACCCACGGGTGATAATCAATCTCATCGCACTGGTGATAGCCACGGGTGATGCGGAACCGCTTACCGATAAGCTGGATAAGGGGCGCATCGTCGAACCCGCTGCCGCTGATACGCTTGGATACTTCAGTCAGCCACGCTCTCTGCTGTTCTTTGGTTGTTATTTGTTCCACGTGCCATCCCATTTTTATCTTCTCCTTTTCCAATCGCTCTGCTTCCAACCGCTCCGCCATATCCTGGCAAGCGGAGCAGACATGCTTTGAAAGCGTTATGTCGCCACAGTACATACAGTGCATCGCGCTCATTTGTGCAACGCCTCGATTACGTTTTCAATCGCGTACTTCTTGCCGTTCAGATAGGACATGCTATGCGGTTGGCCCTCCAGCTGCTTTAATTCATGCTCGACCTCCTCCAACATGTTGTAGAGCAGGTTGAACAGCTCCCCACGCGCCTTCTTTGCCATTTTGATTGGCCCCTGCTGCCGCCACATCCCCAAATTACTCGTCGGCATACTCTTCCTCCTCTACCAAGCCCAGGGCAATGTATTCCACCGCCTCTTTAACCTCATCCGCATCCGACATCACCGCCGGACAATTCTGTAGTTCCTCCCATGCCCTGAAGATCAGCTCCTTTTCGGTCAGGGCCTGTATGTCCACGGTATCCATAACCTCACCGAGCTTCTTGAGGGTCACGACGTAGTTCTTTCCTTCCGCTTGGATATTGATGGCCTTGCACTCGGCCAGCACTACAGCCCACAGGCACTCCCACAGCTCCTCCAATGTCCTGTCAGGGTACAGCCGTCGGGCGTCGTCGATGTGGATGAAGAAGAACCCATCACACCCGTCGAAGTCGTATGTACCACCACGCTTGCGGAAGTAATACTCAGCGGTGACGCGCTCGTGACACCACCAGTAGGGGAACGCTATGCGGTCGCCGCCGTGCGTGGCCCACCAAGCTGCTGCACGGGTTTCCCACTTGTCGAGCACCTCGTCGGCCATGCGCTGCGGTTTGTTCCAGTTGTTAGGATTACTGGGGTAACTTATAAAGTTCTCCCCCATCGTCATAATGTTGTCGTGCTCTTTGCGTGGGTTAATATCCTCGCAATACTGCTCTACCTCCACGCGGTAACGGTCGCATTGCACAGCGGCCACCAAATTGCTCATTTTTATCTCCTCCTTACATCACGCGCATTGCTTCCATGCAGCGACGGCCAGCGTTGCGCTCCTCTATGGACTGCACCAGCGAGCTGTAAATCAATACTATTCCTTTGCGCTGGTCGTTGTCCTTCAGCGCCAGTATCAGGTCGATGAGCATTTCCTCCGGCGTCCTCAGCGCCCCAGGTATACCGAACTTTGCTTTCCATTGCTCAAGTAGCTGATTGTTCAGCGCCTCTATCCGCTTGTTAAGGTCGAGGTCGCGGTAGCAATACTCGTAAATCGCAGCCTGCTTCCGCTTCGGCGACACCATCCCCCTCATGCTTCCGGCCTCTCCCTTTCTGCCTTCATCCACTCTGCGGCCAACTGCACGCCTTCACCGTGAATGTCTGCTCTAACAGCGTCCATCTTCTTGCGAGGGATAACACGACCGAGGATGTCCATGAGGGTCACATATTTGTCCCAAGCCGTTGCGTACCGCTCCGCTGCACCCTTGTGGACGCTCTCATCCAAGTCGGAGTCGTTCTGCTCCAGTCCGGCCTCGCAACATATCGCGTAGTTCTTGACCGCCTGAATCTTAATGATTTCCAGTATCTCTGCGGCCTTCATCTTTTTCCCTCCTTCGCTGCTCCAATCAATGCCCCCGCCTGGGCCTCTATGCCATCCAGCGCGTTGATGATGTGTCCGTGATGCTCCAGGAAAAGCCGTGTGGCTTCCTCGGTCAGATCGCCGTACACGTCTTGCGACGGCTTGCAAATCATCATGTGCGCCTTCGCTGCCTCTCGAAGCAAAGCGGCCACTTTTAGGAGGTCCCAACCCTCCTGTTTCAACACTCCACGCAGGTTTTGTGGCACAACTGTATCCCATCCTATCTTCATGATGCCCTCCTTATGCTTGTCAGTATTATGGCCTAGTCAACAACTGGCCTTTTTTGAGCACCCCTCCAAAGTGCTTACTTGCAAACACTCACTTTGAGTATGCACAAGTAAGCACTTTGGCGTAGTCAACAACTATGCCAAAGTGCGAAGTTTCCCGTAAGTGGGTAGACTCTAAAGGGAAATTAGCGTTTCATTGTTCCCCACCGCCTTTCATAAACCCAGTAACCGCAACGATTTATAAACCGTTGACACACCACGCTTTTTTGGTTATACCGGATAACCCCCATTCGCAAAAAGATACCCGTCCCTGTCGTTGACTAGCTTTCTAAGGTCGGCCCTCCTGGTGTCGATTGGCATACCCTTCCAGTGCCTACCTTTGAAGTGCTCCAACTGGTTGATGGTAGAGTTGGAGAACACCAGTGCCTCATCACCACCGGTATTAACCCACATCGTCAGGCCATCGGGCCATACACGGGCTACTATAGTTCGGTAGCTGCACAGAAACTTCGTGCCGCAGTCACAGTTTATGACGTGAGCACGGCCATGAAAATTCTTGGGGCGCATACCTTCGACGGGTTTCAGCCGCTCTACGTCCACCACGTTGACGTCCATGAGCCGCGTCCCGTAGTGACGACGCAGCGCCTCTAACACTTCATCTTTCGTTGGTGCTACAAACTTCTCCCACGCCATTTTTAATCATCCCCCTCGAAAATGGCCCACTCAACCCATTCGCTATAACGGTCGGGGCCGTCGTCCCTATAGCCGTCATTCGCGTGGTCATCAGCCCACTGGTGAACGTAGGCGATGTACTCCTTCCACTTGCTGAACTCGTTCCGCACCTTCCAATCGTCGGCGAACGCCTGCATATCCACGGCGACGTCCATCCAGCACTCCACCCTGAACTCACCAATATGCGGACTCCAAGGGTCTTCGACGCGGAACGTGATAGTCAGCTCGCAGCTATCGCCGGTGTCTATGTACGTGCAACCTGCGGTGTAGACGCCACCTCCATTGGCGTCCACCGCTACCCAACCCCGCACGTCACACCCTTCAAACAGGTCGGGGTGCTCGTCCACCGCTTTATGCAGCAGACGGCTCTGCTCATGCTGCGGGTGAAAGTCACCCCCAGGTTGACGTGGTACATACGCCATATTCAGCAGGTCCGCTACCACCTGCAATTCAACGCGGCTTGATGATGGCAATGTCCGGCTCCCCTCTCACGACTTGGGCCACTTCGATGGCCCCAATATGGCGGTTCATTATGCGGTCGGCCAAGCCAGGATTACCGGCGGCCAGCGCCTTGTCCGCTCGTTCTAACTGCTCCGCACGGATGGCCGCAATAGCGGCATCCACCCGATCTTTTATGGCTATGGCGAGGTTCCGCACCTCCCAGGACAGCTCTTGCAGGAACTTATTCGCTGCGCTGTCCGCACCGTGGTGGTAGCCGAACCCATCGGCGCATATTTCTACGTAATCCCCGCCGCCGGTGTGGATTTGGACATCCTGCTCCATAGCCAAGGCTACGGCAGCAGATTGTAACCGCTCTGGCGTCCTCCCGTTTCTGTAAATCACTCGTCCTCGTCCTCCTTTATCTCACCCCAAGAGCAGAAGTCTTCAGGGCCGGTCCCGTCCGTGTAGCGCCCAATCTTCACAAGATGGCTGAGGATAGGGCACAGCTCACGGTCGCCCCAGTATCGACACTCCCCACAGCAAATTACTGAAATGCTCATAGCGCCTCCATTCCTCCCTCTTTGTAACGTGCTATTGCGTCATGCAACACGGCCCAGCCGCCGCGTACAGCTTCATCAACCAGCGGTCGGTGCAGCCTTACCATAATTCTATGCAGCTCCTCCACTGGCAGGTCTAAGCCATGCTCATCGGCCACGTCTTGCAGGTCGCTGGTTGTCCAATGTGTCCCGCCATATTCGCAGTAGTTGCAGCTCACGACGCCACCCCTTCCCAGGCGTTTTTCCACCCGTCCATAATCCTGTCCATTTCCAGCTCGGCCATGACACGGCCATCGGCCAAGCACTCCACCGCTTCTACTTCAGACCAGTACCAGCGGTCCACGATTGACCGCAGCTCCTCCGGCCTCAGCAATAAACTAGGCATGATACGCACTCCCATCTACAAGTCCCAAAGTGGCCTTCTGTATGAACGCTCGCTCGAAGTACCCAGGGCACTTGAGCTTGGCGCACACTCCGTATACAAAAAGAGGGCTGTGGCGACAGTAAAGGCAGTCGCTCAGCCACAGCAGCGTATTCTCAGGCATGGCTACTCACCCGCCAACCCTTTCAGTCGTTCTATTACAGCGGGATTGACCTCTGCCTCATCCGATTCCATCGCGTCCAGGCATCCCTCACAGAACCCGCAACCACAGGTGGGCCGCTTTTCCCTCTCTAACTGCGTAAGGGCTATGAGGTCAGCCACACCCAGTCGGACAAGGGCCAGCACATAGTCGAACGTCCGGTCGTTCATGTCCTGTGTGTCCCCCGCGATGTACTCTACAGTGACCGGCCTCTTGCAATCGGCCAACCCACGCCTGATGTGGTCGAAGATTGGCTCAGCCAACTTAACCAGTGCCTCCGGCGATACTTCTACGGTCGCAAACTTTTTATCCATCTTTACAATCCCCTTTCTAATACCAAGCGTTTGCCATAGCTGTCAGCCTCAGCGCCTCTTGCGCCGCCGCAGACAGCGGCCCTGCCGGTTTCCTGTCCTCCGGCTGAAATGCCTCGCACGCCATGTCATGGTCGTCCAGCCCATAAAACTCGTAGGACTCCTCCCGCTTTTCTTCTGGACAAGCCACCGACGCGAAGTTATAGCACTTGTTACACCGCGCTCGCATCGTTGAACCCCATAGCCGCAGGGCTTTTCTTTGCGCCCTCGGCCATATCCTCGGCGGTGTACTTCTTACCACTTACCCACGCGCCACCGTAACCCACACACTCGCCCCATCTCCCGACGAGGTGGGCTTTTATCGCCTCCAAGTAGGCCCGATAATGCCTACGCATGAAGGTACGGTTGGCTCCAACATCGTCAACATCCCTTCGCTCGCGCAACGCCCACGCAGCTGACCACTCGTTGTCGGTCACGTCCAGCGTGAACAGGCCGGACTCCGCGACGATGCGACTATCCTTGTGCCACTTGTCCACTGGGTAGAAGGACTTGAACTTCTTACACATGTCCTCCACCATGTCCTCCACCATGAAGTTCCAGTTCATCTGGGACTCAAACTCGTCATACGCCCACCCCTCCGCAAGTGGATCATTCACGCCCATTTTGTCAAGCTCCCGCCGTGTCATACGTTCCGTGCCCTCCTCTCCGTCATAGACCTGGGTACGGTCATAGACTTGGATGAGGTCGAGGTCGAGGTAATACACCCCCTCGCACTCATAGTGAGTACATACGTTTCCCCTTCCCATTTGCTACTCTCCTTTCAACGCAAAGGCGCGGCAATCATGCCCCACGCCATCTGGTTTCGCCTGTCCAGCGCGGCAATGCGGGTACAGGTAGCAATGCTTATCACACGTCCAGGTGTGATTGATGAACGCATCGCACATATCCTCCCGTCCAGGGCAGCCAAACTTCGGCTCATCCCCGTGGTCGTAATCGAAGTACAGGCAGTTCACGCAATGCCGGGCCTCCACCCCCAGCTTTTTTTGCAGAGCCTCTTTTTGCTTCCGGCTCCCAAGTAGGACGTTCAATTTCTTAGCCATTGGCTACTCTCCTTTCAACGCAAACGACTCGCATCCAACAAGCCCCTCCGCGCCAGGGCAGGACTCATCCCAATGGGCACAGTCCCAACAAGTTTTGGTAGGACGCCGACGTAGTGGCCGCTCCACATACCGCGCACACGGGAAGCCCTCCACACGGGTATACACTTCCATTGACGGGTAACACTCTGACATCCAGCGCAGGAGGCAGGTATCGCAATGCCCTTCGACACGCGACACCTCCACCAGCTTCCCACGGTCATGCCTGAACGATAAGGACGTCCTCATTACCATCGCCCAGGCAGGTCGTCCACGCTGCCGTACTGCACAAACATGTCTGGCAGCCCAATCCGCAGGGCCACATCACGAGTGCAGGCCCTCGCTATGTACTTCTGGCCGTCGTACTCGTAACGATCCAGCCACCGCTGGCGCTCCCGCTTGGAGCTAAACACGCGCACGGCCCATCCCTTGGAGTCATAGGTGAACTCCAGGCCGTACCTGTTGATTTCGATATACCAATGGCACTTCCGCTTCATGCCACCGCACCCCCGAACAAGGAGGGCGTGATGCTCTCTATTACTTCCCTGGGGTATACCGCAGCAAACGCCGCTCGCGCCTCCTCGACGGACGCAGCGATAACCCTATAAGACCCGTGCCCACCGTAAGTTACACGCCACAGGCTCATGCGGCCACCCTAAAACATCGGCATGATTGCTACGCCCAGGACTACGATGTGAGCCATCAACGAACCCGCCACCATTGCCATGATGCACCCATACGCCACCGCTACCGCTAATTTCAACATTTTTACATACCCCTTTCATGCGTCCAGCCACACTCAGCCTTCTAGGGACTCAGATACCCGCCGTGCTCAACGCACGGGTGGCCCGTGGCGACCGAATTTCCAGAATGTTCGCACCATTCCCCTCAAGTTGAGGGGCGACCTCTCAATCCACGAACACCTTGCTGGACTTCTCCAGCGTCCAGCCCGTGTGACCCGTATCCATGACCTTCACTCGCGCCTGTGGGAGTACCCGCTTCCGCTCGGCCAGCTTCGTGTGCATCATGCGCCTCTCGTCATTGCTCCGCGTCAGTACAGCCAGCCTCTCCCCAATGGCCTCCAGCAGCCCAAAGAGGCGCTTAACTTCACGCGGCTCCTTGCCACTGGCACGCGCCACCTCCGCCTGTATCGCCCCCCGCATGGAGAGGCAGTCGCCGTGGGACATGCCTTTCACCACGGCGACCGTCAGACTACTCAACCTCATGCTGTCCTCCAGACCGGCATCGGCGTACCCGCCGCCGACACCTCCAGCTTGTACCCCTGATTCCTGGCCGCGTCGAAGATGGCGCAGTCCGACCGGCCAAGCCGCTTCAACCCACGGAAGAACTCAGCGTCCGACCGTGCCTTATCTTCCCGTGAGTACACGAACCTCACGGGGGACATGGAGGCAACCGTGGAAGTCAGGCTGACCTTCCACGTCCCTTTGTTACCGCGAACCTGTACCCGTACCATAACTAGGCCGCCTTCCTTGCTCTGGGAGCCTTCGCGGGGGCAGGGGCGACAAGAGCCGCGATACCGCCGGACGCCTGGAACTCCGCGAGGTCACAGGTCACGTTGCTGACCGGAACCAACGCCCCACCGCGATTCCGCATTTTGCTGAAGTGGATGCGCCCAGCCTCCGAGTAGATGGACACCAACATATCCCGTCCGACCATGAAGGTCGTGGGTTTCTCCGTGAGCCAATACTGCGCGGCCACCTTCTCCGCCTCTTTTATCGCGGCGGCCTCAGCCTGCAACCTCTTGATCTCCGCCTGCACAGCGGCCAAGTTCTCCTTGTGACCCAGGGGCGCGTTTGCATTGCGAGCGTTGACTTTTTTCATTTTTACATTCTCCTTTAGCCCATAGGGGCATGATTTTACAGCGACAGGGCTACCAACCTGTCAGCCGCATTTCACGGGGCGCGATACCACCCCGTGTGGCCTGCGAACCTACCCTACCGCCCCAACGACCCCAACACCTGCCGCACCAACAACCGCTCCCCCTTACGCAACCCCGCCCAATCCACAACGCCCCCCGCCATCGCCGTAGCAATCGCAGCCTTCACCCTGATAGCAGCCATATTTTTACCCTCCCCTATCTCACGTACACCCTAGCCCCATACCAGTGGTACAGGGAGCACCCCTCGCGCCTCTCACGGAACCGAGCCGCAGCCGCAGGAGCAGCCGTCATGTAACCAAAACCCGCCACGTACCGCGAGAACATCTAGGCAACCTTCGCGGCCATAACCCGCGCCAGCGTGTGCAATTCCAGCTTATTCAAGGCGTTGTAAGCCCGAACATACTCCCGCGATTCCGACCCATAACGAACCAGTGCCCGATACGCCGCGCATACCCGATTAACACCCATTTTTACGACCTCCTTAATTCAGGCGTGTACCGCCTGCGCACGACCTCCCAATGGGAGAGCATGAGCAGGCGGGGTCAAGTCAGCAAGACCTCAACCCCGCCCATAACACATTTTTACAAAACCAGTCGTTCCAGCCAGCTACCCGCCAGCCGCTCTGCACGATTTACCTCACATTACAGGTCGTTCCATGAGGCAGGAAGGCTACTACAAGAGCTGCTTCGCCGACACCGAGCCACTACGCCCAGCGTTAGTCACCAACGGTCACGCTATGACTGACACGAGTGCATTCGCACACATAACGCCGACCTTCACCTCAACCCAAACCGCTACCCGCTGTTCACACAGCTCACACGCACCGGAACCTGCCACAGTCCACGGCACAACACGAGCTACAGCCCTTCACGGGGGAATCGTGTGGAACCTTACACGCTACCATCACCGCGACCACATGCACACAACCACGATCCAACCGCCCCCCCACGTGTAACCTTGACAGCCGAGCTTGGCAAGCTCAGACTGCACACTTTACACCACACGCGGCACGCACAACGTGCTATGCCCGCTGAGGACTTCCGCCGCGCTAGTGTACGAGAAACCTCGCACAACAATTAGGCTTGCATATCCGCTGTGACTAACGAGCGGTCACACGACCACACAGCTTAAACGCTGACCCACGCGGGAAGCGATTTTCACGATTAACCAGTATGCTAGTTCAGCCACAACAGGCGACAATTTTTATAATCTCCGTACAAGCCGCGCACCAACGCGGAACCTGTCCTGACAATCGCCATACCAGCGTTACTCGTGTACATGCGCCAATGCAGTTACTCTGACGCATAGAGCATGTTTACGCGCACACGCGCATAACAAGGTGACATGCCAGACCTCCAGACCCCAATGCCACATGCGTTACGGGAATATTGAATCTACCTCCAGAGCCACGGTAAACGCGCATAGCGCGAGCCGAGTTTTGGTTGAAAGCATTATCCCAACAGCAGCGATCATACCGCCGCGTGTGACACCTTAATGACGCCTGTGTGCATTGCTTCACTCGCTCACCGCCCGAACACTTAGCTGGATGCCCAAAGGCAACAGAGCATGTGTCGGAAGCAAGATCGTATGCTAACCACTTCGTAGCGCGATAGATTGTAATAGTTATCCCATAGCCTGCCCCCTGTAGGGGGCAGGAATGTCCAACTCGCTCACTGTGTATATAATACCACGCCAGTCGTACCAGGCACTCAGCCCATGCCGGGCGCGTAGGTTGTTCCAGCGCAAGGCCCCGCCGGTTTCGTGGATTTTGGGCTTAATGTTAAAATGTTAAAATGTTACAGCATTTGCAAGGGTTTACGATAAACCCTTGCAAAAAGTGGGGTTTACGTGGCAAAAAAAGTTAAGTAATTCACGCAAATGGCTCTGCTGGAACGGTTTATAAAACGCTCCGGCATCAGCGTTCGCTGAGTGCTTGGTACGACCGGCTTTTTCCCGCGCCGCCGCCGCGCCAGTACAACGTATCACTCACAGGTGGGAGTGGTGTTTTTGAGTCCGAAAGGGTGGTGTTGGTACAGCTGGTTTCCCATCATGGTCGAAAGGCACCCTTTTACGTGGCCCAACTCTCCTGTGTATGGGGTGCCTTTTGTGGGAGGGAAAAGCTGGTGGGGACAGTGATTTTGGAAAATATTAGGATAGTGAAAATTGGTCCGAAAGGGAAAGGTTATGGGGACGGAGTAGGAGGGGTATAGGTAGGCTTCTTTCCATTGGTGCCATTGCGTATGGCGGCGGCTTCCTGTGCTTCCTGTCGGAGTTCTGCCGGGGGTTGGTCGAGAAAGGATATGAAGCGTCTATGAGGGTGGGGTTGGAAGATGTCTTTGGGCTGGAGTTCGGTTTCCCTGGAGAGGTCTATGGTACAGAGGCCGTAGTGTTCTTGGAAGAGGACGTGGTGATAGAAGCGGCAGAGGTGTTGGAAGTGCATGAAGAGTTCTACTGGGGTTTCGTCGGGGAGGTAGTAGGGGTGGTTGACTTCGTTGAAGTCGAAGTCAGCGAAAAGCTCTGCAAGCTCTGGGTCTTCCTCAAGTTCTTCTTCGGTTGGAGGGTAGATGTATTCTATGTGGGTTTTGTCGGCGTTAAGGGGTGGTGTGGGGCGGGGTTGGAAGTAGGGGCAGGTCTCTTGGGCGTCTTTATGAGGATGGTGTAAGCCGTTGGCGCGGCAGATGTTATAGATGTTGTGTGTTGGTTTGTGATGGACTGACATTTTGTGTTTTGCCTCCTTTTTATGGGTGAAATTCCCTTCATTATAGAGGTGTTTTCTATTGATTTCTGTATGTTTCTACGCTGTTTTACGTGATTCTGAGCTGTTCTATGCGTTTCTATTGACTCCTATCGAACAAAGCGATAATATAGTACAAAGTGATAAAAGCGCACATATGGGCCATAACGCACATAGTGTACAAAGTGAACATTGAGAGGGGAGGCGCATCTATGGAGACAGTACCCATCAAAGATGTAGCAGTTGCGATGGGAGTTACACCACTTACCGTCCGTCGGTGGTGTGATTTGGGGATGATAGAGTCCAGCAAGACCTTGGGTGGGGTGCGGAGGATACCCGCCTCTGAGTTGGACAGGCTGCTAAGTGGAGGTGTTCCGGCTGAGCCACCGAAGGTGGTGGCTGCGCCTGTAGTAAAGAAGGTGCGGAAACCTACCCGTGTTGTATCGGGACCAAAAGCGGACAAAAATGGGAGCGTCATGGCTGGTTGGTATATGAAGCCAAGTGACAATGAAGAAGAGGGGGATGACTAATATGGTGTATGAGTATCATCCGGCGTGTTTGCTGCTGCCTCGTATGGGGAAAGAGGAGTTTGCGTCGTTAAGGGCGAGCATAAAGGCCGGGTTCGACTCGCGGTTCCCCATTATTCTGTTGGACGGGAAGATATTGGATGGGCGGCACAGATATGAGGCGTGTATTGCTGAGGGAGTGACGCCGGAGTTTGTGGACCAGAGCAAGTTGTACTCTCACATCGACCCGTATGACTATGTGCGGAAGGTTCACGGGGCTCGGAGGAGCTGGCTGTCCCAGGAGCAGAAAGTTATAGTGTGCGGGAGATTGATAAACTCGTCGGTTGAGTACCTGGAGAAGCAGGCGGAGGTCCGCGATACCAACCATGCTGTCAAGAGAGACGCGAAGCTGGTCAAGGGAAAGTTCTCCGTGCCCGTTAAAAAGGATAAGTCCGCTGCGGCTACGCGGATAAAGGCAGCGATGATAGAAGTAACCAAAGCCGCTGTCGAGAGGGCTGCGTTCATTGAGAGGCACTCCTCGGAGCTTGCTGATAAAGTAGCCGACGGGTTGATGAAAGCGTCCACGGCGATTGCGCAGATAAAAAAGGATATGGCGCGGAATAAAACGAAAGCACTGGCCGAGCTGGAGATGCAAGGTGGGAAATTGCTGGAGGGTGACTTGTTCAAGGTTATCAAGAAGGTTGGGGACGGCAGTGTGGACCTGATATACGCCGACCCCCCGTATTCGGACCTTGAAGTATTCGACTTGGCTGATTGTCTGGCCGCCGTCGAACGCTGGATGGGCGTTGTGATACCGAAGTTGAAACCGACAGGCCGGTTATATTTGTGTGCCCCTGTGAACTACCAACATGAGCTGTTTGACATGATGAAGGAGCGGGGGTTCTATGGATTGAAGTTTGTGCAGACCGCAGTTCGATATGACGGGATGCGCACGAAGGTCAAGAACAAAAATATGTACCGTCCATGCTATACCCCTATCTTCTATTTGTGTGGGCAGAAGGCCGGGAACCTGCCGGGGATGGCTGGCGACTTCTGGATGGAAGACAGTATCAACACAATTATTGCCTCCGGCAGTAAACCTGGAGAGCTTGTGCTGGACCCCTTCGCCGGTGGTGGGGCTGTTGGGGAAGTGGCGAAACAGCTTGGGCGGGGATTCATACTGATAGAAAAAGACCCCTCGCTCTGTGAGGCAGCGAAGGGTCGTATCAATGTAATGGATAACGCTACTTAGATGACCTGTTTATGAATGGCTTGAGGATGAGATTGATAAACTTTACTCCCAGGTCGGTCTTACAATCCGTCCTATTCTTCCTCAGCTCCACGAGGTCCTCCTTTACCCGTTCCCTGTAACTTTCGGCGTCAGACCCCTGAGATATAAGGTAATCAATTCGCTGGACCATAAGTTCGGTGATGCTCAGGAGGTCTGACGTGACATCAAAGGCTTCCAGTAAATCTTCGGGGTACTTTTCGAGTTCATACCCCCACTGGTCTTTGTCGCCCGGCTTCCTCAGTCGGTGGTCCCGCGTTATCTCGTCCAGCGTCTCCTTTATGTCGTGTAGCTGGAAATGCTTCTGTTCAAACTGACTTCCTCCCATAACCCTCAGTCCTTACTATAGATATCGTGTTCCAGCGAGGCCGCCGCAGCCTTACGCTTAACGCGGAGGTCGTCGCTGGTCTCGTCCTCCGACCAACCCTTCTTCCGCAGGTCCTCAAGGATGGCTTGGTATGTGTTGTTGTCACAATGGGTGGCTACTGCATCAAGCAGCTCATAGAACTGCTTTGACACGTCGAGTAGATCGACCAGGGATTGCCCGTGATACTTGTCTCCCATGACGTTCTTCTTAAAATTCATCAGGTTGAGCAGCATCGGTAGGGTTATCTCAAGCTCTTTGTTTCGGAGCTTTTCCAGGCCCGTGGCAATACCCAGCTCGCACACCAGCAGGTCGTTTTGCTGCGCCATACGGTTGACATCCCCCACCCCAAACTCCTTGCCTACCTGCTTGATTTCGAGGTCCTCCATGAGCTTCTTGAAGGCCCGAACCGTTGGCTCCGTTACGTTGAACTCCTCGCCGGTTTCCTTCTTCGAGTACGCTTTGAGTGTGGTTATTATGGAGCTGATGGGCATACCGCCCTTTATCCAACTCCACACCGTCTCGGCGTACATGGAGTTGTAGACCTTGTTTTCTATATTACGTTCCCGGAAAATGTCAACGTCACTCATTGGAAGCAGGCGCACTCTATAGACTTGCGAGCATCCTTGTTAAGTGCATTGGTGATGTCGAAGTAATGGACCACAAACCCACCGCCTTGGTACTGTACGGTGCTGATGTACTCCATAGCACTTACATCAAACTGCTCACCAAGAAGTGGCCGCCCTGTGGGGACGGGGGTGATTATACGCTCTGTGCTCACGGCATGGGTGTTATGGAGTACCCAAAGGACTGTGATCTTACCTTGCTGTTGAACGGACAGATATCTTCGTTCGCTGGACATTCTTACACGTGTGGGTGCTTCATTTGACAGCTGAAATTTGTGGACCACCCAGGACGGCGTTGGTTGAACTTTTTGCTCCTCGGACATGATTTACCCCTCCTACTTTTTCTTCTTGCTTGGTGATGGCAATTTGAACGCCTTCTTTGCGGTTTGCAGCTTTTCGTCGGCTTTTTTCTTTCTAGCGCTCGCCAAGGCAGCGTCCACATCAGGTTCGTGCTTCTCCACGAACGCTCGCATCATATCGTCATATGCCACGGCTTTGTCTATGTTCTTCTCCAGACAAACCCGTCTAAACCGCTTTCTAAGCTCGGAGTCTACTTTTATTGTAAATGTGTCCCACTGGGTAGAAACCGCCTCCAATCTTGTTGCTTTGTTCGTTCGCGCCACGTAAAATCCCCTCTCCCCATAATGTGTTAATGTTCAATCACATACTATAACACTATGCTATTTGTGTCAAGCACGGAGTATGGACCTTATTGAATTTCTGAAGCAAGGTGATATTCTTAGCAAATAACAGTCAGGAGGGAATACGATGTCGGGTAGAGGCGGTCCGCTGACACAAATAACTTTAACTAGGCCACCAGACAGATGGCCGGATGAAGATGTCTTACAACTAAGTGGTAAGTTTACAGGGCTGTACTTTGGCAACACGTGGTTTGTGCACCATGCGCTGGCCTCGACAGACCTCATTATCGACGTTTGGTTGGATTCGTCAACACCCAACGCCAGATATACCTCCGCTGCCCAAGCCACTGACAAGGACATCATTATTCAGTGGGACTCCACAGCGCGTGGGAAGGTAGTTGTATGGTCCATCGGCGCTGACCAGCAGGATGCTATGATTCACCTCCAAACCGTCGATGATGACGAATGGGAGATACCTCACCAGTTCGGCACCGACAACCTAATCTGCGATGTATGGGTTAATGGGCAGCGGATGGACCCAACCCTAATCACATTGGACATGTTCAGGGTACTGGTCAGGTTCGATGCGCCATGCCAAGGCAAGGTTTGCATCATGGTGGCCGACCCCACCCGGAATAGAGAACTCAAGGTCTCCTATTACAATTTGATGGACATACCCCCAGAAGGCTTCCCTCCGGCCCCACACGAGCACCCGGAGAGCGGTACTGTACACCTCGCAGAAGACTCGGTTAGACTAGGTGGCATCCTTTCTCATTTCTGGATAAATATTGAAGACGTCGGAGATATTGTTTGTGAACTCGATGAGAATGGCCGCATTCCACTCAAACGTATGCCCCTTACCTCCAACATCATGGCCGGGGATTACGACCAGGAGGTGTCAGCGCAGCGCATTCTCGTTGACTCAAACCTCACCCCGTTGTTCGCCAAGAAACAGGAGACGGATGGTATAACCACAGTCATCGTTTCATCCCACCCGGTGGTCAGGTTCCTACAGCTGGTCGGTGAGCCAGGAACGGTAGAACTGCTGCCAAGCTCGCAAGACAATCGAATACGCACGAGTGCCAACTGGGACATGCGAGTGATAACCGGCTCAGGCATACACTTCAAAAAGGTAGACAACAACTCATTCCAGATTTCGTCCACGACCGTGCCCCCCTCGGTGTTCCAGCGCAGCGCTCCATTGTTTAATGGGCAGTCATGGCACATAAACAGTCCTGTGTTCGCTCAACCAGGGCGGCAGTTCATAAATGCGTATGAGTTTCGTGCGGTTGGTGCTGTTGCCAGCAGCGAAAGTAAGCATATCCTTGGTCAGTGGGCTCTGAACCTCGTTTTCAACCATCAGGGCGACAATATCCTGGATTTGGTTGGCGACAGGCTCCAGTCAAGGATTAACATGGCAGCTGACCACTTCTTTTGGGACGAGCAAATGTACGATAGCCTGTCCGGTGCTGTCCTATTGCCAATGGAATTTATAGTCAACGCCGGTTACGATGAGGACTTCCTGGATGATTTCTGGGTTATGTTCAAAAATACCAATGTCGGTTTCTGGACATTCTTCAGATTAAATATACGCACTGGGGTTATGCAACAAATCTCGTCTATCCCCATCGACCCCGATATGCCTCTATTGGACATTCGGCACGGACATCTGTACGGCCTGCGCGGAGCCTTAACCGGCGTCATAGAGCTGGTTCGTGTACCTCTGACACAGGTTCCCACGATGATGATATGGAATACTATTGCCACCTTCTCTGGTATATCCTACCCACCTGATGTAAATAGGGGGCGTCTTTTCCGGTTCCACCAGTGGAAACTCTACCTATTTGAAGAGGGCTTCAACCGCCTCACTGTTTATGATTGTCTTGTACCCACAGCGGCGGCCTCCTTTATAAAAATCCCTCCTGTCCAGTGCACCGCATTTGACCTCTGGCCCGACGGGTTTCTTTCGTTCGTGCACGCTAACCCCGACTTCCCAGGCTGCTTTACCAGTGATATGCCAGCATCAAACCCCGCGCACAGTTACAGACACAACATCGAACTCCTTACCGGCAACTCTAAATTTGTAGGCATTGGCCGGTTGACCGGTGGCACCGGGCTCGGAGAAGGACTGGCTATAAAATCTGACGGGCGCTGGGTCGTCGCCAATGAAATGCACGTTGAAAGCAAGGTTATTTACAATACCGGCGAGGCTACATATTGGCTTAGAACGCCGTTCCGTTGGACTGTCCCCTTCCAATACGTCAGGGTCTTTGACATCAACTGGGAGAGTTTGGAACTCAGTGCGTTCGCTGACGTTCGTGTAGGATTCATCAGGACTCCCGCCACCGACGCTATGCCAGCAACCTTAGAGGGTTGGACCGGCACCGGCTGGTACACGTTCCCATCGTCGGAACTGGCGATGCAGGGGGCGACCCTAGATAGCATACAGACTATGGAACTGGCTGGGTCAGATATCGTTGGCTACGCACTCTACGTCCGAAAGACCGACCCATTTACAGCTGGGCACATTGTTAATAACTTTATTTTCAATTATCAGCTATCCTCGGTAGTCTCCCCCATACCTATGTCTTATAATGGGGAACATGGCAGCTTAAAGGTTAGTATCTATCCGAACCTGATGGTCGTTGAAAATACTCAAGTTAGGGACATACAGCAGCTGACGATTGTTGTAGACCCAATATAGGAGGGCAGTCATGGAAATCTGGAAACTTGTCGTTGACCAACCACGAAGGATTGGTAAGTTCTTGTTTTACGACGTACCGGGCATCTTATACGACTATGAGGAGGATGGCACGTCACATCTCAGTTTACCCCGCCTGATGTTTGGGTTGGGCGGCCTTTTAATCAGCGTAGCTTACGTTCGAGAGCACTTTATGGGTGTGCCGTTCGAGAACTTTTCACAGCTCGTGATGTTCTTTGGAGCCGCTGTTGGGGGATACGCCAGTAAACGATTCGCAAACGCCATAGTGGACAAGGAAAAAGAGGAGCACGATAAAAAAGAGGATGAGAGGGGAGATTAACCATGTCATGGAAGTTCAACAGGGCTCAGCTGCCCAAACCGGCCAGACTTGACGGTCAAATAATTATAGGCAATTTAAGGGAGGGGAACCCTCAACTGGCCCCTAATTTCTGGGCGAACGAGTTTGCGTGCTCCTGCTGCAAAGAGTACCGCATTCATGTGACCACGTTGGAGGGCATTCAAGCAATCCGCGACGTGGCAAGGGCTGCTATTCATGTGGGTAATACCACACTGACCACGCGGAACACTCAAGGCTCCGGGTATCGCTGTCCAAGACACAATGCAGCCATCGGGAGTAGTGGTAGTTCAGAGCACGTGCGTGGCACCGCTGCCGACCTCTCGTTCCCGTCTGGAACGGTAGCACGCCTTTTTCAGTTGTGTGAGGATATACCCGCGTTTAGGAATGGGGGCCTTGGCCGCTATAGATGGGGTATACATGTTGATATAGGTCCCCGCCGTCGCTGGTTGGGTTAGAGGACTATGGCGAAAGACCATGATAAGGAGGGGACCAACCCCTTGCAAAATCTCGATATCGTTGCAATTTTAAAGGCTGTAGGTCTGCCCGGTATCGTTGTCATGGCATGGATTTATGACACCGTTACCGGGATCGGACAGGCCGATCTTATAACATGGTTCCTCTTACTTGGCGTATCAGTAGGTGTCTCAACAATCATGCACTGGCAACTACAGGCCAGACCCAGGAGGATGGAAACGCAGACCACACTGAGGGCCGACCACCAAGTGCTGGCGGACCACTTGAATGCTCAAACTCAGGTGCTGTTGGCTATTGAAGCCAGCTTGGACGGGCACTTATCCCTCCGGTCGTTACTAACTTTTATACCTGTGGCAATCTGTGACTTAAAATGGGTTGCTGAAACTTCAATACGTAACGCACTAGGTGGTGCAATGGCTACCGCAATGGTCTCAGAGGCTGCGGTCGCTCGCAACCTCGAAATAGTTTTGATGTCCCGCGTGGCAGAACTATCAAAACTATCATCTGTATTCAAAAACCGGGACTCAATTCAGGACTTGAAACAAGTGGCTTCCAGCATCGTCTCTAATGTGTATGGCAGATTACAAGGGAAGTCACATGAATTATCGGGGTCCGATGCGCAGTTTATTTGGGAGGCAGTAGACACGCACCTAAACACATATGGGGATACGCTTGTGAGTAGGGTGCAGGAAGACTTGCTGGAGATTGATGAGGGGCTCCGTCACTTAATACTTGGTAGTGCTCCCTCCACAGAGCCGCAAGTAGTCACGACAGAGGGGGTTGGCTAACATGGGAATGAACATTGTGGGCGCGATAGAGATTATTTTGGGTGTGGCTCTCATTTCAAGTACCGCAGCGTCCGTATACATTCATAGGAAGGACAAAAGTAAGGAGGACGTTGGGGATCAGACAGTGGCTATTAAAGCGGCAATTTCACCGGAAGAATTACAAGAACGCTTAACCGGCAAATCATTCATAGCCAAAGACCCACACCCCCTGATGTCAAATCCTGGAAGCGGCCTCCACACCAGACGGTCTCATGATGACTATAAAGAAACCATGACAGCCCAACTCCTGGTTAGCCAACCAAGCCATGCAGTTAATGAAAGATTGAAGGACAGTCCGAGTATGAAGGTGTAAAATGCCAGCATCTCTTGTTGAATTAACAAAGCGTCGTCAACAGCAGTTCACGGTTGACGACATTAAATATTACAGCGACAAGCACTGGGATGACCCGGACATCTTTGTCCCTCCCCGTGGCTTCGATAAGTTCCTGTCTACTATCCGACCCACCACAAAGAAGGAAGTAGCCCTTTGGCTGCGCGTGTGCCTCCAGGAGAATGGGTTGATAGGTAAGTTCTCTAACAAACCAAATGACTTGATGCCGGGGCACTCCGGCCATGTAGATTTCATATCAGATTCATTCTTTGACATTGTTGGAAACTGCATAGTCATGGGCAATCGCAGTGGTGGCAAGACTTTGGGGTTCGCCGCTCTTATGCTTATGGAGACTTTGTTCAAGGCTGGTATCGGAATCTCCCACCTTGGCGCTGAGAAGTCACAGGCGCTGAACTGTTACAAATACTACAGGAAGATGCTGCTCCACCCTTTATTCAACCACCTATTTCACCATAGGAAGCTGACGATGGGGTCGGTTGAATTGTTGAATGGTTCAACGGTTAGTATCCTCACTGGAACCATGAAGGGTGTAAACAGCACCCACTGTGAGAAGGTCCAAATAGACGAAATCGACTTAATGGAATGGAACATCTTGCAGGAGGCGTTCTCTATCGTCTCCGACAAGGGCGGCGGTGACGGTAGCTATCTCCCGGCTACACGCCTGACCTCAACCAGAAAATTCGCGGACGGCTCCATGCAGAAGATGCTGGACGAGGCTGTATCAAGGGGTTTCAAGATTTACCAGTGGGAAATCTTCGACACCATTGAACGGTGTAGGATTGCCAAGTCGCCAGAATCCATCCCGATGCGCGATCCCAGTGGTGATGGTCGTATCGTGCTGGTCTCCGAAGAATGCACCACCTGCTCGTTACTCTACCGTTGTATGGGACTGGCAAAGCATTCCAACGGTGGCATCATGTCGCTGTCGAATACTATGAGCACTTCCAAGACCTTGGACGACAATAAATGGGAAACACAGTGGCGCTGCTCAAAGTCTGAGGAGTCCGACCTCATATTCCCGATGTTCAACCCAGCAAACCACGTCATTGACTACAATGCCACACTACGCAATATGGAGCTGATCTCTGAGCACGAGTTCAACGATGGACTGGTCCATTTCAGTCCAGACTTCGACGTACTTGCTGGTCAGGACGCCGGTTATGAGTGTCCCGCTACAGTTGTCGGTCAGTTCCTGGATGCCGATACCTTCATTATTTTTGAGGAGGTAAACGAAAGACACATTGCAAACTCTGTTCTCCTGGAAGACCATCTGGTGCCTCTCGCAAACGAACTAAGCATAGCCGAGTTTTTCTGTGACCCGTCGAACCCTACCCTCATGGCAGAAATGGAACTGAACGGGCTTTACGTGACCCCGGCCAACAATAACGTGCAGGTTGGACTTGACTTATTAAAGTCTCTGTTCAAAACCAACCGCCTGTTTATTGACAAACGATGTGTTACACTCATTTCAACTTTGAAGAAATACAAGAAGCGGTTAAGTTCACCATCGCCGCGCCCGAATCAAGACGATCATCATATCGACTCCTTACGCTACCTAACAATGATGGTCTGCGACCCAGAAGACGCTGAAATGGAAGAGGTTGTCTCATGAGTCTGGAAAACATGAAAGCAAAGATGGGCAACATGGCAAAGGCTCCCAAGACATCCTCCAAGAGCCTACCGGTAGAGAAACATAATATATCCGATCTCATGTCCTCCCCCGGTGCTGAAATGGGTGAGGTGTTTGTCGCTGAACCACAATCTGTCTGGGGTAAGAGCCGGGAGGAGCGCGTTTCCTATACGCTCCGCGCAGCTGGCCGCAACAAAGGTGAGTCCGGCAGCGTAAAGAGGAGTTATGACACCTCTGGTATGCCGTACATTGATGGCAACGGCACCCTGATAATCCCCAGAGAGTCCGGTGCACGCCGTGCATCTGTGTTTGAGACGACGCAAAGTGGGGGCTCCGTGCTGAACCTGTTTGGCCTGAAACTCTGCATCCCGCGCTATCCTTTGTACCGTATACATAATTTTATGTCTGCCAACCCGTGGCATTGGGCGTGCATCGAGGCCAAAGCCACATGCTCCACCGAGCTCGGTTATCAATGGAAGCCCAAAAACGAAGAAGGTGGCAAACCACGTAAATCAGCATCACAACTGAAGCAACTATCAGATTTTGAATCGCGTATTTATGAAACCAACCACAATGACCTTGCCACGATTCTGAAAGCGGTATCGACAGACTTCTTCTCTACGGGGAATTATTTTTTGGAGTCCGCATTAACACCCCTTGGGAACATAGATTCTATCTACGCCGTGCCAGCCGTTTCGTGTTTCAGGATTTATGACATGCCAGCGGTATGCCAAATCCTGCCGGTCGATGAATGGGGACTGCTGCCGAACGCTGCATCCCTCTCTATCGTTGAATCGGCAATGGCGGTTGTACCCCTGTTCAAGAACACGGTTGGCAATGAAAAGATGAAAGCTCACATAGCCAAGACCGCTTATGCAAAAGTGTTCAAGCCCGACTCCAGGTTTATCCACGGGTTCAACCCGATAATAAGCACCGATCCATTCTATGGTGTAGCTGATATAATCCCGGCGCTGTCGGCCATACTCAGCGAGGCCGCTTCCAACGATTACAACCTCCAGTTCTTCCAGCACAATGCTGTACCAAGATACGCGGTGCTCCTGAAGGGTGGCCGCGTAACCGAGGAGAATAAAAACCACATCCTGCGGTTCCTAAACGAGTCCGTCCTCCACAACCACCATAGAACCATTGTTGTTCCGTTGGGTAGGGGGATGGAGTGCGAGTTCAAACCGCTGGACACAGCGCCGAACGAAGCATCATTCCTGAAGCTCAAAGAGATGAGCCGGTATGAGATTCTTGGTGCTCATCGCGTCCCACCGACGAAGGTTGGCATCTGGGACGACGCAAACCGTTCCAATGGAGTCCAACAGGCAGCTGACTTCTATAATGAAGTAATCCGCCCTTATCAGAACCGTATAGAGCTGCTGATGAACCGTATAATCACTGAGATGGGTGTTACGGAGTACGTGTTCAAATTCAACAACATCACCTGGGAGGATGACAGAGCCCAGGCGCAGGCACAGCACGTCATGGCTTTGGCATCGACCGTGCGTGTCCAGGCATTAGTGCAGGCGCAACAGCTTGTGGAGAATCTTCTTAATAGCAATGGTATTGATGAGACAAAAGCCCAAGCGCTGTTAAAGAGTCTTGCTGATAGACTAGAGACGTCATTCAGTCAGGTTGACGAATAATTAAGGTTGGAGGTGAGGTGGTATGGACGGCAAAAATCTTCCCGTACCAGAAGTGACTCAATTCCGGTTTAGTGGATTTAACTTTTCAAGGTCTGATACATCTGAAGTTACACTTACCGGATACCCGGCAGTAGACAACGCTATGTTCAGGGTGATACGAAGCGCACCGGAGAAAGTGGAGGGTGTGGAGAAGGCGAAAGCAGACAACTCCGAGGTGACTCAAAAGTTGTACGAGCTTCATCAAATCCCGCTTGTCCATGAAGACGCCCAAATGCAGGTTTTTGGGTATGTGTTGGTGCCGTGGATTGAGGATTATTATGGAGATATCTTCGACCCACGCGGCGTAGAATCCGCAGCACACTCGTTCTTGAAGAGTGTCTCGGCGGGTGTTGCGGATGGCCCCGGCGGTGTCGGTGAGAACCACTGGCGTTTTATGGCAAATGCTCATCCTATTCAGAGTGTAGTCGATTACTCTGGTAATATTGGTGGCATCCCCGGCGGCTGGTGGGTTGGTCTTCAGATATCGAACCCTGAAACTTGGGCGCTTATTAAAAACGGGACATACAAAGGGTTCAGTGTAGGTTGTTATGTAAACGGCGCATATTATGGGGATGAGGAACGCGCAAAGGAGGTAATCTGGGATAAAATCACATTAACCTTTGGGAGACGCACAGCAAAGAAGCCGGACAAGAAATGCACTCAGTTTCAGTTCCCCGGCATGTTCGGTTTCCCGAAAGAAGCTGAGGAGTACGCGGACCCTGTGAACCTCATGTTTCCCATCGACACCAATGGACGAGCACTTGCAGTAACTCACTACCTGCTTGACATGGGAAAGTCGGCCAGTTACACTGACGAAGTAGTGCGTTTTATGGTAGGCCGTTCTGTTGCAGCGGCCCAGGAGAAAGGCGTGGATATACCAGATAAAGTTCTCGAACGACTAGGCATATCAAAGGCTGATAAGCCAGAGGCAGCCAAAAGCACCCCAGAGTCCAATGAGGCCCCCGAAGTAACTTCCCCGGTTGCTCGTGATGCTGAAATGGACAAGGAAAACGGTCTTATGACGAGGATTGTGGATGCTGTCACGACGGGACTGAAATCTGTTTTCACCAATAAAAGTAACACAAAAAATTCGGAATCAACCGAGGAGGTATTAGATATGGACAAGAAGGAACTGTTGGAAATTCTCAGTTCTGAGGAGGCGAGGGCAGCCCTGCTGGGCGACCTGCCTAAAGTTATGGCCGGTCTTGCGGACCAAGTTACCGCAATAGCTTCTGTAGCCGGTGCCACCGCAGCTATTGCTGCCGCAAAGCCGGAAGGTGCAGTAACGAAAGATACAGCGACCGTGGAACCTACCGCTGAAGTGGCTCCCACTGTGGAACCCACCGCTCCGGTTATGAACCCTCTGGACCCGCTGGCATTTTTAACCGCGCTGGAGAAGCATTCGGCAAGCTCTGCTGCTCTGATTGCTGAAGCTGTTGTCAAAGCTCTGTCCAAGGATGGTGGAGCACCTGTTGAGAAGACGGAGCCGACGGAAGACAAATACGCTACTTTGGCCGCCGCCATCAAGAAACTGGACCATTCGTTGGCCGAACGCGCATCTGTGCTAGGCTCAATGGCTTTCGATGCCGAGGAAGTTCGTAGGCAGCAGGAAGAGGCCCAGTACCTGAAGGACAACCCGTTCGACGGTCCGGGGCAAGTGTTTCGCGTAGGTGCTAGACGCGCTGCTGTACCTGTTGGACAGGGTAACACGGCCCCCGTCGTACCTGAATCGAAGGTAGCGGAAGCCGGTGCAGCGATTGCCGAGCCGATACCGTCGGGGCGGATTGACCCCAACGCGCACCCGTCTTTTGCGGGTTAAGCTCATCGTTTAGAAAATCTTGAATATGAGGTGAAAGACAATGGCTAAGAAATATAGTGAGTCAAGGGCAGACGCCCTGATAAAGAAAGCAAACGCTGTCGTTACCCAGGACATGGCGGGTATTCGCCAAGACTCTTGGGCTGACCCAGAAAACTACGTATCGTATGAACTCGGCGGTCTTATGAACCCCGACCAGTTCCGTGTATTCCACGAATGGGTACAGGACGGTACGGTACTGCTTCAGATGATCCGCAACGAAACCCTCAATGCACCCATCCGAGAAATCGACAAGATGGGCATTGGGCGGCGCGTGTTGGAAGGCGTTGAAGAAACGCAGGCCGTGACCAAGCTCGTAAGACCGGACTTCGGGAAAGTCTTACTGACCACGACCAAGTTGATGGCTCAGTTGAACTACTCCTACGAGACCGTGGAAGACAACATCGAGCGTGGCGGTTGGCAGACCCGCGTTATGCGGCAACTGGCTGAGCGTGTTGCCGTTGACCTTGAAGAGCTTATCCTTCTCGGCGACCGGAACATCGTAGACCCCAACGAGCTCTTCCTCAACACGCAGGACGGCCTCATCAAGAGGATGGTTACGCAGCGTGCAG